AAGATAATTAAACCCATAATCATATAGATTAGGTAAATATAAAATAAGGGCATTTCTCCAATCATCATTTGTTGGGACATCCGTTAACCCATACCCCGTATAAAACAACTCTTGTATAATAATATCACCATCTATTTGTAAATCAACATACCAATTACTTTCAACCGAATTTTGGGTACAATTACCTAATGTTAACCCACTTGATGATAACATATCATTTAATCTATTTGATAAGATACTACTAAAATTACTAACCTCAATATCACCATTCCTCCATGGATATATGAAGAAATCCACGGATTCTGTTGCACAGGTATAATCAAAAATATTTGATATGATATAACACGGTTTAACAGGTACTGGTACAAATTCACATCCTCTTTGTCTTCTATAAACAAATTTTTGTTTTTGTAATACTGAGTTTTCAAATTTAACTCCCGTATTCCAAATAGTTGTTGCAGGAACCATTTGTTCCACTAACTTCATCCAATATGGCCCTATACCGTTTACATAATCAATTAATTTTTGATAAGTGTATTTGTTATTTGGTAATCCAACGGTTTGTTCAGATTCAATATATTTCCACCATATAGATTGTAATGTTGGATATCCTCCTGTTTTACCGTCAGTAATATATTGTCTATTTCTTACATTAATCATGTTTTGCCAAAATGTTTGTGAGAACTCAAAAAATGTTTTCTTTTTTGGTTCAGGATTAACGTAAGTCCAATCCACACCTCCAGGTACAGGGTACCCTACCGTTAACCCTGATTCAGGTATAGGATAATCATATCTCCTTGATTGGTCCCAAACATCATATACAAGTCCTTGTGAAGGATTTAAAAATAAATCAACATTTTTAACATTTAATACAAGTTTTTCATTATCAACATAATAATATGCATTATAATCTGCATTTATAGAAACTCTAATTTTATTATCTTCTTCTAACCATGATTTATTATTATCAACTACTTTAGTCAATTTAAAACCTTCAGTCATATATGGGAAATCTCTAAACCTATTTAAATATGGTTGTCCATAACTAAATGGTGTTAATTTAGTTTGAAAATCATAGTTTTGACCCGTATAAACATTTCCTGTAATTACCACCTCATCAGGACTTCTATGTTGAGGTGTTGATTCGTACCAACCAGAACCTAATTGGAAAAAATAATTGTCAGTATTTAAAGGTGCTGACGGATAACCTAAATCATCAATAGGATAATCACTTAATTTAACATTAACATCTTGGTAACTTTTATTTGAGGTATAACCACTATAGAAATCACCTTTAATTTTATAAGTTTGTCCCGGCAAATACGAAGGAGTATCTTGAACATATGTTCCTCCTGAGATTTTCATCCATTGAGTATAGAATTGGTCTAAATTAATTCTTTGGTCGGCAAGATAAATATGTTCGTTAAATTCAACCAATGAATCAGGAGCCCCAATTAGTCTCATCATAAATTCAATAGACCTTCTTGTTCCTTTTGATTTAAAAAGGTAAGCCGCGTTTAGAATTAAATTTCTATAGAATGCATAGTTTAATTCTGTTGGAGTAAGAGCTCTTGCATATCCAGGATATGTTGGGGTACTTGTATTACCAAATACCGAACTTAAGAAGTCTTCATTTGTTATTGGCGAAAAGTTTGAAGACCAACCTAAAGTTCTCGCAAGATTTACCAACAATTCTGATGGTATATCATTTGAAGGATTATAATTAACCGAATTCATATAAGCCAAAGCATCAATAAATTGTTTTACTTGGTCAAAACTTCTACCATAGATTTGAAATATTTTTTCAACTTTTTGTCCTCGTGTGTCAAACTCTTTTAACGAGTCCGTAACTAAAAATCTTGATAATAAATTAGTTTTAAATGAATCTAAATTTTGCGCAATAATTTCTAACTGAGACAAGTAATCATCAAACAAATATGACCTAATGTCTAAGTTCCAATTTCCATCTTTTGGCCAAGTTACTTGTTGATAGTCAGTATAAAATTGTCCATCTTCATTTTGTTGTGGTACTTGGAAAGTCGCCGTATATTCAGGTCTTACTAAACGATTTAATAAAAATTTCTCAACCTCATCAAAGTTTTCCGCAAATACTTTATCCGTAATAAAATCATTTAATCTTATCTGATATTGTTCATTAATTGTTGTTGCTGTATCTCCAAAAGGCGCCCCTGAAACATAAAACTCTATGTAACCCGTATTTAAATTTTCCGAAGGATTAAATGACATTACATTGTATATGTTATCATTAATACTAATACAATAATCCAAATAACTATTATACAAATTTCTATATGGTGACACAATTATCTCTCTAAGTGACAAGTTAGTTGCAGCACTAATTGAATAATCAATATCAAAAGGATTATTAATCCTATCAACATTAACTTTAAAATATGTTTCATCAGTTGTTAAATCATAAGATATGTCATATGCTGTTGGCCCTGTAGTAAAATCTAAATTGGTGTATAATACATCTAATCCCGCAGGGAAATTATGGATTATATGTGTAACCGAAACTTGGAATCTTTTACTTAAAGACCCATACATTGAAAAGTTTAAAACTTGGGATACATCATAGTTTGGATAAACTCTAAATTGAGTCGCCATTATTCTACGGCTTTCCGTTAAATCTCCAATATCTAAATCATCTAAATTAATTGGTTCCGAAAAAGCTCCAACCGTAAAAGTTCTATTAACTTTTTCAACAATAGAAGTTGTGAACTCAAAATTACCTTGCGTAAGACCTCCACCCTCAACAGTTTGTAATCCTACAATGTTGTCTGAGAAAGTCCCCGCACCACTACCAGGTCTTGGGGGATAAAAATATTTTGTGCTCTTTTGTGTTATTGCCATTAGCTACTTATATTTGTGAAATTTTTACTGAAATCAATATTATCGTTTCTATTCTGTCTAACTTCATATAACAATGCATTAAATTGGTCTCTAATTTCATATAAGTTGTATTGTCTGTATATGTTATTTTGAGAATCGTAAATTGTGTAGATACCGTCATCAATAGATTTGGTTTGATTACCGTAAAGAGCAATTGCCAATGAATCAATGTCATATTCCGCCATTTGTATTTCCAAAGTAACAGGATTGAAAAAAGTATTACTAATTATAATGTCTTGGTCAGGCTGTCCAATAAATGGTGTTGCGTTTGGTTTGTTTGTTGGTGATGACGAAGGTGATAATGTTAAAAACAAAAGATTTGAACTACCGTCAACATATCTATATCTAACCGATTTTTGTGAAGTGTTAACCTCATTTGTTACAACAGGTTGACAATAAAAACTTGAGGTCACTACTCTAAAGAAATTAGGTATTTTTGAACCGTCGGGATTTAAATATTCAATTCTAAATCCAATAAGTCCTTGTGGAACAAATTTATTTTGATATTGAGTAGGAACATTTGTAATGTCAATTACAAGACCCTTAACATTTGGTAACGCACTTAAAACACCACAATCAGTAATTGTTGTTCTTATTTGTACAGGTCTTAAATATAAGGTATAAATCCCTATTGCGTTAAATTGACTTGCAGGTAGAGTTAAATTGTATAATCCGCCTAAAACCTCAACTCCTGCATTTCCACCTGTTTCAGTATTCGCAAAGTAAGGTCTAAGTATTGTCTGTGCATCTAACTTTGTAAGCAAGAATTGGTCTGTTACATCCCTTGTTGGTGTGTAATTCATTATAATTTCAACATCTGCTGGTGAGACATCGGATGGTCTTATCGTACCGTATGAACCTATTGCCATATTCTTTTATTTTATAAATAGTTTAGTTCCTTTTTTCAATTAGGTTGTTTGTTTTTTATTCTCAACATTAAAGAATCCGTATCCATAATTTATCATATCTCCCAAATTATCAACTTCTCCCAATCTTTGAACTCTTTCATATGCACTGTTTTTACCTCTTTCAACAAAAACATCCGTTTGTATTTGAGCTTGGTCAACAACTTTTAATAATACCTCATCTTTTGTTATTGGTTCGGCGGTAAGATTGTTTGTTGTCAATCCTGAAGATTGTTGGAAATATATTGTAGTACCGTCCTCATAGTCATAATAGTTGATACCTGTAATAGTGTAAGCAGTGTAGATAACATTTATATCTGATATTGCCCCCCATATTTGACCATTAGCAATAACAGGAACTCCAACTTGAAATTTATTAGGTCCGTATTGAGCTAATTCATTTATTCTTGATTTAGTTAAACCTGATACTGTAAATGGTACTGTAACATAATTATTTGATGTTTGTGCTGATACTTCATTTACCGCATCACCTGAAAAGATATAATCATATGATACAGGAGTACCAACCCAATTACCTGATGATGGGACAAAAAAAGCTTCCCCTTGAGGGTTATAAATTGTTGGATTACTAAACGGTGTTGTTATTTTTTTAATTACTTTAGTAACACCCCATGGATTTGTTTGTTCCATAGTAATCTTATAAACTTTATTAGCCGATGGGTATGTATGTGTTATTGAGTTAGGCGTATACCCTGTAATAAGTTGTGTTGGCGAATTATCACCCCAGTTTATTCTATATGCAGATAAGTCTAAAAACTTTTGAAATTCATTTGAAGTATTGTAAACATTATAAACATATGGGTTGGTAGTTGTTGATGAAAATATAAAATTTGCAACTACATTTTTTTGTAATACCGCACCATCAAATGGACTATAATATCCCGCGTCAACGGCACTTTGTCGTAATAATATTGGTACACTTAAGTTAGTTAATAATGAGGTACCATATGAACCAGAACTAACCACTTTGGTCATGGCAGAATAAACCCCAACAGGAGTACCTTCTGTGTCATATACCACAGACAAATCTCCTTTAATGTTTTCAGGTGATACCGTTATTTTATAGTAATCTTCCATTATTGTGGTGGGTTAACATATTCGTACCATTTTATGGGAATCTCAGTCCCTAATCTTTGACCAACAGAATTAAATACTTGATAGGTTTGTGTTAAATAATCTAACTTTACCGTGTAATAAAAATAAGTAGCACCATCAAAAGTGTATGGATTAGTTCCCATATCCCACTGAGGTCCTTCTGTATCGTCTGATGGATTTGTTCCTTTACCTGTCATCATTTTAGTAAACTGACCTGTTTTGGCGTTAAAAAACTTAGCTGCCATATAGAAAGTATCTATATTTAAAAAGTTTCTTTTCTTTAACCAATAAATAAAAAACCCTTCTTTATCACCAACATAGTCTAAAATAAATTTTGGTTTTTTAACACTAACTAATGTTCGTTGCATCAGAGTATCCATTGTAAGACCTTGTTGTGTAGGTATGATTATTGTTAAATAATTTGTTTGTGACTTATCATCAGGGCTGTCATAAAAATCTAATTTAAAAAATGAATTTGAAAAATTGTTTTCATAATAATAAAGTTCTTGAGGGGTAAATCCCTCTCCTAAATAATTTATCTTCCAATTATTAATATCCGATAAAGAACCACCAGAATAAAAATAAAATTCATAATTAATTTCAGTATTATTTGTGGTAGCAGTTGCAGGTAAATGAGCAAATCTTGAAACTTCAAAATCTCTACCAACACCAATTACTTCCGTAATTACAGTTTTTTCATATTCCTCAATAGCCATATCTAACCCAAGATAATCCCAAGTAAGAGATATCGGTATATCAATTTGCTTATCTTGAAATCCGTCTTGTCGTATTACAAATTTATTCACACTCATCTATTAATGGTTTGAATGAGAAGTCATATCCGTCTAAATTCTCATTATAGTTTATTCCTTCAGGAATTAATCTAAAAACAATTTCTGAAAATGGGTAATGTGCCGTATTAATATACGGGTAATCCACTCCTCTATTTAAATTATCTCTAAATCCATAAGTATACAAATCTCTCCATCTAAACTGTCGGTCGCTAGTTGAATAGAAAGACCATTCAGGGACTTGGTCAACAAACTCCACATCTCCTGTTTCCACATAATCTGAAAATACCCTAATAGTCATTTTATTATGTGGTTGATAGTAATACCCTGGTGAATTTGTTGTTGCAACCGTTGTTGTTTGAAAAACAGTTTGGTTAAACTTTAACTTGTGATAGTATGGTGAAACTACTCTTTCAATCTGTTCATAATCATTCCATTCACAAAAATCACCATCCATAATATCATCCTTTTTCAAATCAAGATTATAATAAAATGTTTTTGTTTCACCGCTAGTTAATGTATATGAAGAAACAGGAATAGAAGTATTAGACCTTTGTTCAGTTAGATTCCACCAAGGATTTGTTGTTTTTGATAAATTAAACTCCCACCCTTGTTTTAACCCAAAACCATTACTTGGTTGATTAAAGTAACCTGAATATCCTTTATTAACAATCGTTAAATTAATTTCGCTAATAGGTCTTTTTTGATTATCTTTTAAATTCGCAAAATCTAAATCGTATGCCGAAGTCATATTATAAGCATTACTACTAGTTTTTTGAGATATTCTTGTAAGATTGTTTGGTGTTATAGAACTATATTCTAATTTTTTTTGTTCCGCAAATACATTTTTTTCAAATCCAGCTTTGGTTATTTCCAAATCTGTTAAATTTGTAAGAACTTTTTGTTCTCTAATATAATATTTTGATTTAGTTTCCGTTAAATTATCAGGATTAATAACCCTTTTAAATGTGCCTGTAGTTCCATTACTAAATGTTGTTCCTGTATAACCTATGTTTAACAGATTAAATATGTGAACATCACTATCCAATAATCCATTACCTAAAGAATATACTTGGAATAAATTTGAGTTTCTATAAACAAGTGATAACTCCACGTATTCACCAATAGTTAATCCATGTGGTGCAATACAAGTAAATGACACTAACCCATTACCATTTTGTGATGTATTTGTAATTGAAAAAGGTATTCCATCTCCCGCAATCCAATTAATAGAGTTTATATTATTTCTATAATATGTTAACTGTTTAGTGTAGTTATTATTATAAGGATATGTTAAATAGTAAGTCCAATTATATGTGTAGGCACTTTTAGCTTTATAATTAAAATGTTGGTCACCAACATCTGGTCTATAAAAATCAAATTCATAATATTGTGGGAAACCTTGCCATTTTGTACTTTGTTTTGATGAAACAGGTGCGGTATAATAAAGGTTATATTGAAATGGTAGATATCCCGTAGTTCCCGTATAAGTATTTTCATACAGGAATGTCGCCTTAAAAGTTGGTCTAAATACCGTACATCCCTGTCTCTCATCATCATAAACTTGAGCAAGACTTATGGTTGAACTTCTATCATATTCAGTAATCTGTTGATTCTGACTATCTAATGATATTGCAATTTGTTCATCAACCGAAGGTGCTCCTTTATATCTTAAATTACTCGGAACTATTAAATAATTACTCATCTACGGAATATTTTGTTTTAAATCTATCTAATGCCGAAGCTCCTTTAACAGGACCAAAATAAAATTGGAACGGTGCCCCAACTAAAAATTCACTTGATTCTTGACCTGTATTTATGTATTTACCACCTGTTGTTGGGTAATTAGTCCTGTCTCCATCAACACTAAATATGTAAGCCCTTGCGGTTAAATCATTAGCAACAGATGTCCCATTTAAAAAATATTTAGTATTTGTTGCCGCTCTATCTAAAGATTGGTAATAATTTTGAATAACATCACTAGTACTTGTCTTCCAATTATTTTTTTGATTACCAAATATTCTACTTCCATCCGCTAACCCCCATTGATAAAATGGTACCAATTGAGATTTAATCCCATAAGGATATGGATAATACCCTAAATTATCTGAACTTCTAAAATCAATTATACCCGGTGTTAAATAATCTTTTGTTTGTAAATCTTGAGTTGTTGATGAAAACCAAACAGCCATTGCGGGGTCACCAGCACTTCCTAAAACATTAGTAGGTGGGTTTGTATCTCCCGGTAGTATTTCATAAAATTGAGGCGAAAAATTAACATTTCCAATCTCAGAATTTATTGAGGTTAATTGTGCAAAATCTCCATCAACTCTTAATTGGTCTCTTGAAAATAATTTATCTATTCCAGCATCTCCGGCAGCAATAAGTTTATCCAAAAAATCTGAGTCGGTTATTCTAGAAATTACAAATAAATTAACTAAATCTGAAGTATCCGCGTAACTTGTAGAGTCTATATTTGGTATTATGTAAGCTTTAGTAGTTGCATCAAAAGTAATTTCAGAATAAAAATAATCTTTCATACCTAAATTAACAATTGTTGTTGGATTTAATAAATTAACCCCATTTAAACCTGCAGGATTATTGGTTCTCTTACCAACAAATTTATTAAAATTATCATTCCATGGACTACTTCTGTAATAAAAATTTTGACTATCCATATTATAATAAGCAATTCCTTGACAAAATCTTGGATATTCTGCTTTGTTTTGATTATTATAGTATGTAGTAACTTGTATTGGATAGGCATATAACGCTCCATTAATCCAATTATTCATAAATGATTGCGATAACACTCCTCTACAGAGTGCGTAGAAAAATCTAAATCTATAACCCCATTCAGGAAAAGTTTGTCCAATGTCTTTAGTTAAATCTGTTAATGGTCTTCTTAAAAACATATAACACCCACCTTCAACAGCATCCGCTGTTGGACAATCTTGATTAATTCCAAATTGAGTTCCAAATCCTGTATAACACCCTAACCCAACCATATTTTCACAATCAAAACTTTCTAACACACCAGTTGTTAATTGTCCGTATCCATCTAAATCTGCTGTCACTGTTTGAGCACCAACACTAAAAGATACTGAACTAATATCATCCCCTGCGGTATTAATTTCATAAATCGCAAAATTAAGATTTTGTTGTAATAATGAAGGATTATTATCCCAACTACCACCATCTAATTGGTCTGAACTTGGTAACCTATCTGTTCTAATAACATTTAATTGGGAAGCATTAATTGTCATTGGTATAAAAATAGGATTTGTCGTATTAAAACTTGATGTAAAAATTCGAGTATAATAATAAGAGCTAAAATCAAACCTAGGACTACCAACATAAGGAATATTATTCCATAATGGTGGGGTAAATTGTGACATTATTCCCATACCAGAAACATCTTCACTATTATCATAACTTGTAGCGTTAGGTGAACTACTATACATCATGTTAGTAGTTATAGAAATCATTTCATTGGGAACTGTTGATGGTGTAGGACAAGAAGTAAATGACTCAATATATCCATTAGGTTTAACTTTAATATTATAATAAGCTCCATTCCAATTTATCTTCCAATACAAATTATTACCAGGTAAAGGATTACTATAATATCCTGAACCATATTCAGTATAATCTTGAAATAGTCGTAATCCAACAACAGGAGATGTGTACGCTACAGGAACAAATAAACTATCCGCAACCACTGCAGTCGATATATTACAAGTTGACAATGGATTAGATGTAGAACCATAGTAAGATAATCTTCTAGCTCCCCCCGTAGTTCCAGGATTATTAGGGACCAAAGAAGGTTTTGCCCCTGGTGCTTGACCATTGGAATCTAACGAACCGTAATACGCAGTATTCGTTGTATTATACCCTGTAAAAGATTGTCCAGGTATTGGTTGAGTTGTTGTACCAGGTTTAAAAAAGTAAGACTGATAAAATATTTCATTTTGAGAATATCCTTGAACAGAGATAGTCGGATTACTTAATTTTTGTATAGGAATATTAAGTCTTGTTTCCGCAGTAAATGTCCAATTTGGGTCAAATTCATTGGTTCCAAATATATTACCCAAACTATACTCATTTCGATACACAGGAGAATATGGGTCAACACCTCTTTGTAACACCAACACATATTGTGTTTGGAATGCTTCATAATAATCTGTTGCAACAAAAGACAATCCAGGATTTCTGTATGGTATAAATCTAAATCCCACACCACCAAGATATTCTGAAATCCAATCGGTCGCTTCTGTTGGTTCCAATAAAATATTACCAAATGATTGTGTTGTACCTGTATTCCATAATTTTGCGGCATCAGCAACGGTAATTGCCGTTACAACCTGAAAATATTCTACGTCAGCAGGAAATTTATAATTAGTTTCACCAGACCCATAAGGTAGATTATATGTAACTGGCACAGAATTAGTAACTTGATTTATTGCATATGAAACATTAACTGTAGTCGCACCAGTGCCATTATAAGTTTCACCGCTAATACCTGTTATAGTCCCAGTTGGAGTTGATGCTGAATAAGTATAGTTCATATCCGTAGTACCTGTAATATTAATAAAACTTAATAACGTACCAGCAGGTATAGGTTCTTGGGATAAAACTGTTAATGTATTATCATAATGGTATTTACCAGCATTTAAATCTTTAGCCACAGTAACTTTAATTTTATTAATATCTGTAAAAAAAGAACTCCTTTGATTAAAAATATTAATTCTTTCTCCAACAGGTAAATCATATGATTGTACAAATCTTTGTCTATTATCACTTAAAGTTATTATTTGAGAAATAGGTAGTTTATAACTGATTGGATTGGAAAGTTCTGCAGTCGGACAGAAACCCGCAAGAGATTGTGAAAACATAATAGACCAATCAGCACCATTTTCAGTATCCCCAGAAAAATAAGTCGATTGAAGTTTGTCTTCATATAAGGTAGAATCCGATAATAAAGTTAAAGCTCCTGTACCTTGTGAATTTGTAAACGCAGTATTGTTTGGTTTTGTTTGTATATTTTGTTCACAACCACAGGCTTGGCATTCAGGATAAGTAATCATCGGTAATCTAACTGTAAAATCTTTTTTAGGACAATATTTATTCAACCATCTAAATGGTTTCCAATTAATTGGCCTACCTATTCCTTGTTTAGAAAGCCAACATAAAAAGTCTGCGATTAGGTTATACAGATATAATAAAATATGGGCAATTACTAAAACGATTATCCCAACAGGTTGTAAAATTGTGAATATAATTGAAAATAAAAAGTATAATAAATCAAAATTTTTAAATCCGTCATTAACAGGAAATTTATTTACAGTATCTTCACAATCAAAGGAATCAATTTCTTTAATACCAATAAAATTACCTGAAGATGGACCAATAAAGTTCCCTCCTTTTTTCCATTGGTCAATAAATGATGAAACGGTATAAACTCTATTAAATTCAAATTGATAAAAAGTGTCATTACAATCAATAGATTCATTTAATTTATCTATTTTTTGTTGGTCGATAAAACCATCAGTATATCCACTCCAAGCCAAACCAAAATAATATGAACTTAATTGTTGTTTTTGTTTATTTGTATATCCCGATACTGGTCCTCTACTTGTTGGGTCCGACTCACTAGTAGTCCACCCATATTCTTTAACATTAGGGATTAAAAAATATGGTCTCCTTGTTGCTAATGTTAAATCATTTGGTTGTGTCCATTTTACTTTAAATCTATATTTACCTTTTGTTGGGATTCCAACTGTTGGGTCGTAAGATATTATTTTTTCTCCAAATTCATTTGTGATAAAGTAATCTAAATTCATAGGTAATTCAATTAACCATGTACCACTCGCATCAATAACATTTCCAGCCTGTTCTAAATCATATTGCTCTAATACAGGATTACCTTCAGAATCTTGTTGAATTGTTTGTCTAATTGCAAGTATTTGACCAGGAGCTGTTGTTAATCCACAAAGATTACCCATATCATCTCTTGGTTTACAATTATCTCTAACTTTAAACCCATCAGAAGATGAAAACATTGAACCCATGAATACTGATGTCGGTTGTATATCAACATTTGCCTCATCTCTTAAATCAAAATCTAATCTATTAACGGCTATTTGACAGGTAGTCGGGTCTCCCCATAATGGAGAAATCTCAGCGCTTTTAACAATATTAATAATTTGTGGTAATGATTTTAAATCAGTAGAAGTTCTAAATTTATTACCCGCAACTTGTCCTTCAGTTGCAAGTCCCATTCTAATTAAATCTTGAGGTGTTAATGAAAATTCACCAATGTCCGATAAATCCACATCCATGACAACGGTTTGATTCCCCAAAGGAACTCCCATTATCATATAATCACCACTCTCATTTGTTTTGGCCGTAAATTTATAGTATTTGTCAAATATTTCAACAGCGGTAGAACCTGTTAAAGAATCAATCCTTGATGGTAAAGTACCCGTTGCTGCGTGTTTTGAATAAGATTTTTCGTAAGGTAAAAGATTGTATCTATAACCATCCTCATTTTTATCTGTAGGTGATTTATAAGGGTAGATACTTGAGATTAAAGGGTTTGATTGGTCGGCAACTGTAATTGGGATAAACACCGAAACTCTGGCGTTAGGTACCCCAAATCCTCCATTTGCAATTACTCTACCTACTAATACACCATAGTCAGCACAACTTCTTGTGTAAACATCTGTTTGTTGTATTTTTAATGATAATATTTCTAAAAACTCAAAATCTTGGTCTAATTGTACATTGATTGTCTTATTGACACCAAGTTCAGTTTTTATTCTATATGATTGACCCATGTAATACCTTTAATTTATAAATAGTTTATGTGTTATTTTTGGAATACAAACACACTCTTTTTAAATTATAAACTAATCAATTCAAGAATAAACCTATATTATGAGAAGGTAACAGATTGGAAATTTTTAACAGATACTCGGATATCTTTATTAGGATATCTAATTTGATAAACTTGTGAAGGTTGTGCAAAAATTGTATCATCTACAGGTGCGATTTCTTTAGTTTCAGGGTCCGAATATTGCATTGATGTTTCTGCTGATGAATATTGCCCACCAACATTATTATAAACATTAAGTCCTGCAACTGTTAATACACCATTTTGGTTTTGAACAATACTTTTAATTTCTGACAAATAAACATTTTGTCCTAATTGTCTTATTTGTGGATTAAAATATGTTGATATTTTATCAACGACATCTGCAATAATTTGTCCTGAATTTTGTGCAGAGTCTAAAACAATTTGTACATCCACACTAAGGTCAATAACTTCAGCCGTTAATATTGAAATGTAATCATTCATCATTCTATAATTTGACAAGTATGTTGCAACATTTTGTCTTAATGTGTCTGATACAATGTTAGTTAATTTACCTGAAGTATCATATGACAATAATTGAATTAATATTTTATTATTATTTTCTGTAATTGCTACTTTCGCAGGTGCCCCAAATTCTGCCGGCATATTTCTAATTATCGCCTCATAATCTTGAACTGTAACAGCTCTTTTTTGTGCTGCGAAGTTAAATGAAACATAATTTCGTATTTCTTCTAATGATGGAATACCCGCGCCACCAATAGCTGCGGTAACATTATTACATCTTAACGAGTTAACAACTGAAGAGTTTGTTAATTCTGATGGTCCATTAACATAAAACGAAACGGTACCGATTTGAGTAATTACATTTGTCCCTAAATTTGTTGCTAATCCACCACCAACTCTATATTGTATGAATAATGTTGAGTTCGGGATTAATGCAGAACCTAATGAAAAGTTATTAGAATATCTTTGTAAGTCTAATGTTGCACCCACCGTTGTAAATTGATTTAACGCGTCTTGGGCTGTATTAGTTCCTCCACCAAAAGTCATTTTTTTAAATCCTTCAGGCGTATACTCTGTCATAAATCTATTTTGTGTTTGAATATATCTACCAACTTTAATCCCTGGTTGGTCAGAAACTTTTGTCGGGTCTTCAATAAAAACTCTATCTTCAGCCAAAGCGTCTACTTCATACCATTTATTTGACACACCTAAAAATTCAGCTGCTGTCGGTATATTTGTATATTCAGTCCCACTTTTTAATAAAACACTTGTAATCCCTAAAACGTTTTTTTCAGGTAAGAATAATTCAAAAAATGGTCTTACATCATTTGGCGTAATAACTCTTTTGAATACCTTAGTAATACCATTAACTACAAGTTCTCTTTTTGTTATTGTGTAATTAATTAATACATTATTGGCGTTGAAATTAGGTATTTTAAGTCTGTTTGGAAAACCTTGAGCATTATATGGTGATGTAAAATCAATATCATAAATGTTTTCAAATACAATACCCGCGCCTGTAATTTGTGAACCTCTTGTTAAAGTACCCAAATATCTTTCATCTTCTTTATCCCCAAAAGCAGGAACTGTAATAGAGAAATCAACTAAAGCAACCGAAGGTCTTTGACCCGGTAATTTTAATCCATAAGTTCTTGCAATATTGTAAATTGAAGACCTTTGTTGAGCGTATTGAAGAACTGTCTCTTGAATACTTCTATCTATGTGATAATGTAAGTTATCTGCTACGGCAGCATTTAAATCCAAGAACACAGAAAATACCGAAGCATCATTAAAGTCTTGTATTAATTCAGGATAATAAGTTTTAACATAGTTTAATAACTCTGTTCTTATCCCCTGATAATCTCTAGTTGTATATGATATATTACGATTTGCCATCTATATTAAATATTAATAATAACAAAATCACTTTGTGCAAAAGTGTTTTTATCTGTTGAGTAGTCTATTTTAATTTTAGCAGTATATTCTGAAGTTCCTTTACCAGGAAATCTATAGATTGGTGATTCACTACTACCGATAGAATTTTGTCCTGTTGCGATATCAACTTCTTCTTGAGGGTCTGCTGGTGTTATTGTTATATTATTTAATAATAAATTTGGCATATAATTTGAAACCGCTTCTCTAATGTCAGATTCAATTGCATCAAAAGTAAGACCATCAAATGGTTCAAATAAGAACTCATATAACCTAGTACCAAAATCAGGTAGATAATATCTTGTACCTTTTCTTGTTAACAATAAATGGATTAAATCCGCCTTTACTTCTTGAGCTTCAAATTGAGTTAATTCCAAATAATCTCCTCTTTTAGAATTTCTAAAAGGAAAATTAAGACCGTATGTTGTACCTGCTGCCATATCTATAATTATAGTGTTGTGATTATTTCTTATAAATACCTAAAAATAAATAATCCCGACATTGCCGGGATTATTTTAATAATTAAGATGAACATCCAAAACAATCAATTTCAATACCTTCAGGTTTGGGTGGTAAATTCATGTTACTATAGTCTACTTTAGGGACTTCAACATTTTTAGGTTTTTGTACCTTTGAAATGTCTACCGCTAAGTGTTTAGCTCCCGTTGATATAGCTTTTGTTCTTACATAATAACAAAGAGTTTTTAATCCTTTACCCCAAGAATGGAAGTGTGATGATGAAATCTTTGACAATGTTGGATTAGACATATAGATATTCATTGATTGTGATTGGTCAATGAATGGTGCTCTGTCAGCCGCCATATCAATAAGTTCTCTTTGAGATATCTCCCAAATTGTTTTGTATTTTGGAATCAAATGTTCAATTCTTTTAACTTTTTTGTTGTAATTCTTGTCTTCTGTGTCAAGGTAATGATTAAAGTTAATATTTTGAATTGAACCTTCATTCATGATGATTTCATTTTTCAAATCTTCACACCATACTCCTAATTTTTCAAAATCACTAATTAAGTATTTGTTAACAATTAAGATTTCTCCTCCAACTACACGACGATTAAATAATGCCGAATGAGCTGGTTCTGTCATTTCAAATGAACCTGTGATTTTAGCAGAAGATGCAACTGGCATCTGAGCCGTAAATAACGAGTTACAAACCCCGTGATTAGACACTTCTAATTTTAGTGAATCCCAATCCCACATTCTACTTAATCCTTCGTAATCTAATCCCCACATATCAAATTGGAATTCCCCTTTTGACATTGGTGAACCTTTAAAAAATTTGTATGGTTTATATCCCCCTGATTTACATAATTCCATACTTTCGGTGATTGCCGCAAAGTAGATAGTTTCAAAAATTTCTTTATTTAATTTTTTTGCTTCTCCCGATGTAAAGATATAGTCCATCAAATAAAATACATCAGCAAGTCCTTGAGTTCCAATCGCAATTGCTCTTTGTTCTAATCCACCTTTTCTACCTTGTTCAGTTGAATAACTATTAATGTCAACCACTTTGTTAAGTGCTCTAACAACTTTTCTAACCTCACTATAAAGTAAGTTAAAATTGAACTCACCTTTAATAATAAAATTCTTTAATACCATAGATGATAATGTACAGATTGCCGTAGTAGTTTCATCAGTATATTGGTAAATCTCATTACATAAGTTAGATTGTTTAATCACCCCAATGTTTTGATGATTTGTCTTTCTGTTAGCACTATCTTTAGAACATAAATAAGGCACTCCTGTTTCAACTTGAGATTCAATAATTTTATTCCAAATTGTTTGAGCTTTAACCTTTTTACCTAAACCAAGTTCAACCGCTTTATTGTAGTTTGATTCATACTCATCACCATAAGCTTCTTGTAATGGTTTAATACCCGCCTTAACAATATCATTAGGACAGAATAAATACCAATCCCCGTTGTCTTTAACTGCGTTCATGAAGTTGTCTGGTAACCATATAGATGTAAACAAATCTCTTGCTCTCATCTCTTCAGCACCTGTGTTCTTTTTGATTTCAAGTAAGTCCATGATGTCTTTATGCCAAGGTTCAATGTAGATAGCTGCACTACCCGGTCTTCTTCCTTGTTGATTGAAGAATCTTAACCCCTCATTAACAATTTTTAAGTATTTTAATAGACCACCAGCAAATCCTCCTGATGAGTTAATTCTACTTTCTTTACTACGAATGTTAGACATACATAATCCAATACCTGCTGCATCTGATGAATAGGTTGAAATATCGTTGAATGTTTGTAATAACCCTTCTCTTGAATCCCCATGATTGTATTTCAATACACAAGACGCTAATTGAGGTGTCTTGGTTCCTGCATTAATCATGATTGGTGTTGCTGGAGAAATAAGTTGGTTTGACAATGATTGGTAATACTCAACCGCTTGTTCAAATGATTTAGTAACCCATAAAGCAACTCTCATGTACATGTGTTGAGGTCTTTCAATTGCCTTACCTTCGGGAGTTTTTAACAAATACATTTCTTGTAATGATTTCCACGCAAAATAATCAAAATTGTAATCATTCTCGTGATTTATTACAGAATCAATATTTTCAGGACCATAAAGTTCAATAGTTTCCATTAACTTATCGTTAATGATACCATCAACATGTAAGGTGTGCATTGTATTACAGAAACTTTCATCAGTTTCTTTATGGTATGCAGAAATTGCAACTGAAGACGCTAATCTTGAATAATCGTGATGACTTCCAGTATATGCTGCAGCAATCTCGTAAACCAATTTATCTAACTCTTTGGTTGTAATAACACCCTCTGTTGGTACTGAGGTAATAACTTTAATGAATACTTCATCAGCATTAACTGTTAATCCTCTTGCTGCTCTTTTAACTCTATTGTATATTTTTTGAGGGTTAAACGAAACTTCGTCCCCATCTCTTTTTTTTATCTTTAATGACATCATATTAAAAATCCTCCGTAAATGTTAATGATTCACCTAACTTGGCCTTTTGATACTCCATAGTTCTTGATTCAAAAAAGTTTCCTTTTGTTTCAACAGCTATCTGTTCCATAAATTTGAATGGTTGTTCAACATTAAATTGTTTTTTACAACCAAACTTAACTAATAAACCATCAGTAACAAACTCAAGGTATTGCTTCATTAAGTTTGAATTCATACCAATTAACGATACTGGAATAGATTCTGTAATAAATTCTTTTTCAATTTCCAAAGCGGATAATAAGATTTCTCTAATTCTCTTCTCACTTGGTTTATTCTCAACATGATTATTAATTAAATGGATTGCAAAATCACAATGTAAATTTTCATCTTTAAAGATAAGTGAGTTAGCATTACATAACCCTTGCATTATCCCTCTTGATTTCAACCAAAAGATTGAACAGAATGAACCTGAGAAGAAGATACCTTCAACCGCAGCAAACGCCACCAATCTCTCTTGGAATGTTGAATTTTCAATCCAATCCAAAGCCCATTTGGCTTTCTTTTGAACCGCAGGTAATTTATCAATAGCATGAAAACATTCATCTTTTTCGTCTGCGTCTGAAATATAAGTGTCAATCAATAATGAATACATTAAAGAGTGAATATTCTCCGCCATAAGTTGGAACCCGTAGAAGAATTTGGCTTCAGGGTATTGAACTTCTTTTAAGAAATTTTCTGCAAGGTTTTCGTTAACAATTCCGTCAGATGCTGCAAAAAATGACAATACATTCTTCACAAAGAATCTTTCATTATCTGTTAAATTTTCCCAATCTCTAATATCATTAGATAAATCAACTTCCTCTGCAGTCCAAAATGCCGCTTGATGTTGTTGGTAAAATTCCCATATATCGTTGTGTTCAATAGGGAAAATCACAAATCTATTCGGATTTTCTTTTAATATTTTTTCTTCCATTTTTTTAATTTTGTTTTAATTGTTCTTCTTTTTGTTTTCTTTTTTCCATTAACTCCTTAACCCTATCTCTTTTTCTTTCCTCTTGTTGTTCTCCAAACCCTAAGAATGTTACTGAACTTTCAGTATCAATTTCTAATAACTCATTGTTGAATTTACAATTTTCAAAAACTACACCGTCTTTACCAAGACGAGATTTTGTTATAGCGATTGTCGCCAAATTCATTTCTTTTTGTTGAAGGGTTTTTGCAATGGAGATAATTACGTGACCAACCTGAGCCTTTTTAATTGACCCACCCATTTGGTCGGTCGTCACTACTTCAGCTGAAATTGAAGACCTATTACCTTGTGTTGCGGTCCATCCTACTAAATCTAGTTCATGACACATTGCTTCAAATCCTCTCATTACAGAACCTTCCGCTTTCCATTCGTCTTTACTTGATGATTCAGGTAATATACAATCAATATAATCTAACATAATTAAATCAATCTTTGTTCCATCGGCAATAATTTTTCTAACTTGATTTTTGATTTGATTCATAGTCATAGTATCAGAAGCTAATTTTTTCAGAATTAACTCATTTTTCATCGTCTCTTTAATTTCAGTTATTTTAGACATCACCTCTTCTTTATTTTTAACCAAATTATCCGGCTCAATCCCTGTCCAAAGTGTGAAGTGTTTTCTTTGAATAATTTTAGGGTTGTCTTCAAAAAATATTTGAAGTACATTATACCCTAAATTGAATGCTGTGTTTGCAATTTTGGTTAAAATTGTTGTCTTACCAACCCCTGTTGGTGCCAAGATAACACCAATTTCACCTTTAGCCAAACCACCCTTAAGTAATCTATCAATACCCGCAATTCCCATAGGGATTGGGTGTCTGTAATCTTCATCTAATACGGTATCTAAGTTATCAAAGATGTCTGTCTGTCCTTTTTCAATTTCACCGACTTGTAATGCATTTCTTACTAACCCCTCAACTTTATCGTATGATTCAAAATCACCTTCTGTAATAATTTTTTGAGCTTTATCCATTGCTTTCTGAAGTTCTTGTTGTTTACAAAACTTCAAAGCTTTCTCTTGAACAAATGTTGTACCCTCAAATGGAGCATCACTTACCTGTTTTAGGGTGTCTAAAACCACTTTTGCTACTATTTCTTGACTAATTTCAGATTTAACAATTTGGTCAAGAGTTTCAAAATTAGGTGTAGATTGGTACTTTATGTAATATTCTTTAATCATTTGTAAAATGATTTTAAAGTACTTATTGTCAAAGTACGATGATTCAATTACTTCCATAATAGAAGATGAAAAATCTTTATCTACCACTATTTGATTTAGTAATTGTAGTTGAAATGTGTTCCCTAAATAATCAAAATTTTTGTTCATAAATTGTTTTAATGTTTAACTGTGTATTAATTAAATAGCTACTTACTTAGGTCAAATTCCAAATAATTGTAACTTAATTTATGATTTGAAAAAATGTCAGTTAATTCACGAAGTACCTCTTTTAAAAGTGGTCGTACATCAACTGTATAACGAACTTTTGGTGGATAAAATTTTCCATCAAAAACTCTATGACAAATTGTCTGTTCCCCAAGTTTAACATAAATGTTAAAATCTTCAGGACCATCTGTATAAGATGTGTTCATAATTGATTGGTCGTGGACAATCGCTTCTTTATTGTCCATCATGTAAATTACGGTTTTCATTTTTAACGCGTGTTGAAGCTCATCTTTTAGATTTAAAATAAAATCATATAAATCAGTAGAGCTTTTTGCCTTTGGGTTATACCCTCGGACATTAAAAAATCTTTGAACTACGATGTTTTCATTTAGAGTCAAAAGGAATTCCATTTTTGTACTGTCTTGTTCTCTCATGTTTGTTTAATTTTTGTTTGTGTTTCTTTTTTCTTTTCTAGTTAATTTCATAAATGGTCGGAGGAAGTTTACCCAAGCTTCGTCGTTTTTTGGAAGATACTTAAAGAGACCATCTTCCATCATAAGTCTCATTAAGTTTTTGTATCCTCTTTCTGAGGGGTCTATGGTATCTGTATAAATTTGTTCAACAAGTTCTTTACCTTCATCAGTAATAAGTGGTGTTCCAAGGTCCACAATCTTTTTATTCATCTTATAGAACTCTTCTCCAAGTATACCATTTTTTGTTTTACCAATCAAAATATTCTCTAATGATTTGGGTTTTTTCTTTTGCTCGTTATTTCGGGCACTTTCCAATAGAATGTCCATATTAACGGGCATTTTTTGAATATCGGGAAATAACTTAACCAAAGTTTTTTCCCCTAAACCTTCAATACCATCAATATTATCAGATGAATCACCGGCAAAAATTTTACAAGTCAACACATTATAATGAGGTATTTCAACTTTATTTATGGTGACCATATCACCTTGTTTAAAGTATCGTTTTAAGTTTGGTGAGTAAACGGACACTTTACCCGAAATAAGTTGTGTAAGGTCTTTATCTGACGAAAAAATAGTAATATCCTCATCAATAGCTATCTGACAGTAATAAGCAATTAAGTCATCCGCTTCGTTATTAATCATCTCAACTTGTCTAACAAAGACCTCTTCAAGATATTCTTTAATACGAGCATTTTGTGTAAGATATGATTCAAGTTTATACTCGTTCATATCATTTTTTCTTTTTCCTTTATATTGAGGATATAGTCCTTTCCGAACGGACGAACTATGTTCGGCATCCCAGAACACAACTACCTTATCGTAGTTATGCTCTTCAAGGAATTTCCGAATTGTATTGATGAAGTGGTAAATGGCACCTAAGTGACTTCCGTCACTATAAAGGTCTTTTACTCCGTGGAATCCAATCTTCATTAAGTTGGAACCGTCTATTGCTAATGTTTTAATCACAGTTGTGATTTAAAGGGTGAATAAATTACTAATTGTCTTCTTTTTCTTCTTTTAGGTCAAAATCACCATCTGTTCCGATGATTCCTTTCCAATAATCTGCGTATTCTTTTTTGTATTTTTCCAATGAAGTTTTCTCTTCAGCAGCATCTTTACCTCCAATAAATCCGTGTGGTGTGACGATTATTTTTCCATCATCATACCCTAACCCATTAATATGGTTTTTCATAACAGACACTTTTGTCCTTGATGCAAACTTAATTGTTCTTTTATCTTTAGTTGCTGTAATTTTAGTTGTACCAGCTCCTTTTTGATTTCCATATAATC